GGCCTTCTATAAAACGGGTGAATTAGGCCGCTAGCGTCTTGGTTCTCGGGTATCGCCTGTGTTTTTACCCCTGACATAATAGGGGTGAAATCTATGCCTTGGTCTGTTGACTGAAAATATAAGTTTGCACCGCCTGAACTAGCAGCCCACTGATCAGACCACCGCAAAGTCGATAGGGGGATCTCAATATCTACAGAGGCAACCAACTTGCCACCGTCTTCGGGGTCAAACTTGAGGTGGTCAAACAAGTTTAGCTGATCATCTGTTAGCTCAGCACCTCCGCCCGAGGGAACAGGGAATCTATTAGGCATTAGCTATACCTCGCAATAGATACGCTGAACTGCTCAGCATTACTGCTAATATCTGCAAGTGTGGCTCGAATATACTTCATAGGGCCAGCAAACGCAGGGCGGGTATATTCAACATTAGGCCCAATAAAATTTGCATTCAGTGTTGCAATTTCCCCCCAAGCATCCCCATATTCCGACCCCTGAAACACCACGGTGCCAGCGGTTGGAGTTACTATTGAGTCATCCCCGTCAAGAAATCGGATAGAGATATAGCCAGCACTAAAATGAAGTGGCATCTCCTGAGAGTCATAGTCGCCTGCTGCAACCGTTGTAGATTTAATTGTAAAGACTTCGCTGCCCACTAGGCGCTCCCTGCATGTGAAGGGGAGAAGGTAGGCCCCCAAAGGGGCATATAAAACAGAAGGGAAGAAGGGTATTAAAGTTGGCTAGCTAGCCCGTTGACGCCCTTCACCTCGTCAACGATTAGGATTATATCACACTTTATTGCAAGACATAAAAAAAGGGCCGAAGCCCCTTTCTTATTGGTCTAGGTTATTTAGCGCCTAGTCCCCGTGCTTTTTTAACGTAGTACTCATGGCCTGAAACTTTCACGCCTTTAAAGTCATTAAACGAGAACGAATCAGGAGACACTTCAAATTTTGCCCCGTCTTCACGCTCGCATTTAAGAACGATTGAGCTACCTTTAATTTCTTCTTTGCTTGCCATGTTGGCCCCTTATAGTGTGGTTACTTTAACGCCAGCGGTATCTTTTAGGTTGGTTGCAGTACGATCCCAGTTTGTAGATAAAGCCAGAGCCGCATCATTTGGAGATTTGCCACCGTTTGTCTTATCCCAAGTATAACCCTTAATGCCTTGGTTGAACGAGAATTCAGACTTAACGATCTGCTTAGCGTTGTCATGCAGCACTTGTGTTTGTGCGTACGTGCGCAAGTCGCCATTGTCCTCGGTTAATGACGCGCCAGCAACCAAGCCCAACTGGTGATAGTTTTCAGTATCAGAGTTATCAAAGTGCAATGAATCGCAGTCGGTCATGATAATTGGGCGACCGAAGCCATCGTCTACCACTTGAATGTTATCAATCTTAAACAATCGATTAGAGTTAGACAATGCACCCGAGTAAATATCATTTACAGACTTACTATGCATAATCCATGCTACGATAGCCTGCTGACGATCGCCAAACTTGGCCGCACCTGAGTTAAGGTGTGCAAGGCTTGCAGTGCTGGCAGTACCATCAAAGGTAACATCGGTAGCAGTAATGGCACCAACAAGGGCGGCAATCGCTGTATTGATCTTATACTGCATTGCACCTTTGGCAACTTGGGTACCGAACACTGTACCGGCTTCATCTGCTGGGCGTTGAGTCCAATCAAACGAGGTTCCAGTGTACTGAACAGGCTTAGTGCCGCCGCCCACTTTTACACTGGTGTTAAGCAACTGAGCTAGGTCAACAGCTGTTAGTGTACCTGTGCCATATGCATTACGATTACCAACTAGGTCAGCAATAAGAGAATATGAACTCTCTTCCATGTAGTCGCCAATATTGGCACCNCTNGANANCATCAATGCGTTGCGTGTTGCGCCATTCCATAGCGCCGTATCTTGTGCTTCCACTTCTGTGAATGCGCGTTGTGCAAAGTCGTTGAAGACTTGAAAATCATTTAAACCNGCCATTTATGGCTCCTTATGTTTTATTGCGTAAGTGCTGCGTTCGTTCTTTCACGGACATTTCCGAGAAACNTTTACCTGAAGAACCAGCCCCGCCGCCTCCATTCGAGCTTGAAGGACTCCCAGCCCCACTAGCTCGTGTTCCTACAATCACCGAGGCGTATGCAGGGTTATTCTTAAATTCTGTTGCAAGGTCAGCCATTGACGATACTGTCAGACTGCCGTTTGCATCTGTCACTTTTACCGCGCCGTCTTCATATCGCATACGACTCTTTAGGTGCGGCTCTAGCAATAGGGCATTGTCACCGCCCAATTCCGCTGCTAGTTTTGACACCTCAGCGCTAATTGCACTGGTTTCATTCTGCTTTAATAACGCGTTGTAACGGGCCTCCGACTCGGCTTGCTTCTTGTCAAAGCTTTCCTGTAGTGCTTTTACATCGCCATTCTTAGCTGCTGTTGCAAGTTTGGCCGCTTCTGCTGCCTCTGTCGCTTCCTTGGCTAATTGCGCCGCTTGGTGCTTTTCTGCTAACAAGGACGTGTTGTTGTCCTTTAGCCCTTTAATGGCTTCAGCACTTTCATAGCCTTCATAGCTCTTATCAACATTGGCTTGTACTGCTGCCTGTTGCTCTGGCGTTAACTCTACACCGTCAAATATTCCCATTCTCAACCCTATTAAGAAATCTAATTAACCATAGCCCCGCTATAGTTTCCACCTATTATAGCATGTCAACAGATAAAGCAAAATATCCCTAATCTAGCCCCGCCATATCCCATGCCTGTTGGTCTTTAGCTTTAATCTGCGCAAGGGTTAACGGCTTGCCCTGTGCACTGTTCACCAGCTTATTGAATTGAGTTGGCGACAGCCCGCCCTCTCTGAATAGCTTGGTTTGCGCCTTACCCAATACATCTTCTTGGAACCATTTGGGTTGGCTATCTAACCAGGTTAAATAACCTTTTTCTTTTGTCTGCCCTGAACCATAAGCGCCTTTTTGTGCCCTAGTGCTTCCAATATCAAAGTCATATTTCTTTTTCAGCTTGGGAAAACTAGAAGAGCGGCAACGCCTATGCAATGGTGGTTGTGGCCCTTCACCTATCGGCCATACTTTGCCATCTTGAGCCAGTTGGTCATTGTATCGGCATGGCTTGCTAGTAACGCTATCCAATGTAGCGCTAAACACCCAGCCCTCTACAATATCCTGATTCGATTTATAGGTTCGCTGCCTTGCTGTATTGCTTACATGGTTTGTGATGGTTCTAGCATAGGTTTCAGCAGCATTGCGAGAAGCAGATAGAATACCGTCTTTATAGCCTGCCTTCTTAGTGCCTCTAATCGCCGTTATAACCTGCTGAATAGTTGATCCTTGAGCAAACCCCAATCTAACCGCACCACTAACCCGCTTAGATTCAACGGTTGTAAATGATTCAAACAGCTCGCTAATAAGGGCAGATTCACCCTTAACGCTCATCTGTATGGGGTTTTGCAGGGCTGCGGCCCACAATTGGCTAGGTGTAGGCAGCAACGCCTTTTGACCTGTTGCCTTTGTGAGTGATTGGCTAGCATATGCACCCTCGCTCTCTGCAATTTCCTTAAAGTCATCAAGTAACAGCGCTCCCCAATCGTTATAAGTTGCGACTAGTTCTTTTTCTAGCCTGCGGATAATATCGTTTAACGCCTTTCTGGTTGTAAACTCACCATGGCCCGACAGCACATCGCGGATAATCCTATCAGCACGAACTATAAACGGGTCAAACCGCCCGACCTCATGAGAGGCTAGGCGCTGCAAGATAAACTGGTGCCGATTAAATGACTCAGTTAATACCGTGTTACTCATCTAAGGCTAAATCCTTGTTTGGCTCTAGCTCTATGTCTGCGTCTATGTCCTCGTCTGAGCGCTCTAATACACCCACTTTACGTTGATATGCGCGAGCGTCCACAGAAGAGGTTAAGCCTAATGACCAACTTTGCACCACTTGAGCCAGCATTGCAGGGTCAGCATTCAATACACTCAAATCAGTTGGGTTTTCTACCGTAGCAGTACCGCCCATAAACAATGCCATATCTTCAAGGGCTGAATTATAGGCGCTTTCCACGTTATCCATTACACCTTGGAGAAAGCTCGTTTCTGATGTGTTGCTAATCGCCGCCTCTGTTGCTGTGTTAAATGAACTGGCACTTGATACAGCCTTGACACCTAGCGCAATCATTTGTTCTTGCTTGTGCCCCATAGCTTCAAACGCCATGGTGTTCTCGCCAGCCTGTTCAATGCCAAACTTTTCGCCTGGAGGCACAGGCACCAGCGTCCCCGCACCAAGAATAGGCGCGCCACCCATTAGCTCCATATGAGCCTCTTCTAGCCCAGACATCCACGGAATAGGTTGACCACATAACCAACAGCTATTCTCATAATCTGCACTATTCACATAATGCCCAATGTTAATAACCGCCATGTCATAAATAATGGTTTCATCTATTTCAGAATCGTTATTCGTTGAGCCTACAAAATAGAATGGGATATGATCAAACCGACCCCCGCCGCTCTCCCTTGGCTCAAACTGTTCTGTAATCTCGCCCTTGTCATTCATAACTGACTGCACATAAGCGCCGTCAATTAATTGTAAAACCCTATATTGGTCTTCTTCTTCAGTTTCAAAGCCGTCCTCACTAACAACGGTTTTAACCTCTTGCAAAACCACCAGCACTAGCTTTGTCTCTGAGCCTATTTGCTCCTCACGCCAATTGATTATTTGGCCTGCATTGTATGACGCAGTGTAAGCCCTAGCCTTGCCGCTATTCACATCAGCTTGACTTACTTGCCCATTAGACGCTGGGAAATCCACTAACAACCCAGCACGGCCATG